TCCGATTGCTCGACACAAAGGTGAAGGTAGCCACTTGGCCTGTTGTCGTGTCCCAAGCTACTGTGGCCGCATCGGTCAGTGCAATGTTGGGGCTGTAACCCGTGCCGACCACACCCAAACGGTTGTTGGTGTCGTCATAGGTCAGGTTGGACTCGTTGCCAAACGCCGATGTGCCGTTGCCGTAGGGAATGCGACCAGCAGTCAAAGAGGTCAGGCCAGTACCACCGTTGGCAACAGCCAAAGTTCCGGTGACGCTGTTCAAGTTAACAGAGCCAAGGGTTTGCTTCAGAGCGCCGTTTGTATCAAAAGTGCCATCTGTTGTCCAAGTATCGCCAACTTGCAGAGTGACTTTTGCAATGGTTCGTTGTGTTCCATTGTTGTCGTATTTGACAGTAATGGTTACTGCTGCGGTGTCTTTGTTTTCAATGAAAATCTTTTTGATGATTCTGCGAAAACCAGAAGCAGGAGCAGCAACTACCACTACATCAGTGGACCCTGACAAAGCGCCATCACTTGCGGCTTCTACAAAAGAAGTGCCGTTGTTGTCAGCAAAAGCTGCTGTGAAATCTGGGTTTGCGGTTGCAGCCGCACCAGACATAGCCACCTGAATGGTCTTTGTGGTTGTATCAAGAACTAGTGTTGACATATTTACCTCTTAAACGAGAAACCAAGCGTAAGAATTACCTGCCCCGGTGCTACTAGCAACAGTTGCCCAAGAGGTATTTGTTCCATCAGTTGTCAAATACTTACCAGTATTGGTGGATTGGCTTGGAACAAGTGCATTAAACGCATCGTTTGCTGTGTTTTGTCCTGTTCCACCGTTAGCAATAGCCACAATGCCTGTGACGTTTCCTGCCGTGCCTGTGGTGTTCTGATTCAGCGTAGGAACGTCAGCAACTTGGATGCCTGACATCACTACGTTTGTACCATCACCACGCAAATAAGAGCCAGCCGTAACAGCACCAGCAAAAGCATTCATTGCCGTTTGTGCAGTGGTTGCACCAGAGCCGCCATTGGCAATAGCAAGCGTTCCAGCAAGCGTAATCGTGCCAGCGCCAGTGATAGGGCCACCAGAGGTTGTAAGCCCTGTAGTGCCACCAGAAACATCTACAGAGGTCACCGTGCCGCCGCCATCGGCAACCCACTCCAAAGAAGTTGCACCAGAGTTCAGGCCAAGCCGCTTGTTGCCGTTACCAGTGTAAGAAGGCAGCAAGTTCTGGATTGCAGCCGCAGCAGTTGTTGCGCCTGTACCGCCAGAAGCAATCGGCACTGTGAGCAACGAAATGACGTTGCCAACAATGTTGATAGGCGATGTAGATGTGTAAGCAGTGCTGGTGATTGGTCCTACATCAGATACCGTTCCATCGGTGTAAGTAATGCGTAGATATTGAAGCGATCCAATCGTTACTGGAACGATGCTAACAATCCCGTTACCTGCAACACCACGATCAATCGTGATTGTCTGAGCAGGTGTAGGAGTGACTTGGCAAATAATGTTATTTGCGTCTGATGCAGTTACTTGGATTTGCATGTCGCTTCCTTAGATAACGACAATACCATCTGAACGAACAAGGAACATCAGAAAGATGATTCCGTCATCAGCAGGAGTGCCACTTACAGCAGGAAAGCCAACTTTGATGCGACCTGAAAAGCAAACAGGGTCTACAGCGTTGATGGCAAGTTCTGGGTCACTTGTAATGAGCGACCAAGCCGAATCATCAATGACCAAGGTAAAAGCACCTGACGCATCGACACGATTGGTAATCGTCAGCGTCACAGGCGTTGGTGTGGGGGTGTAGTTGCCAATATCAAAAGACAACCCGTTGCGAGTGTCTTGAAGATTGGTAACTGTGCGTCTGACAATCTGTGCGTTGATTGTTGCGCCTGTCAGGTTGACAGGAGTTGCGCCATTTGTGAAAACCAAGTTCCAGTAGGTCGATTGGTTATAAACCAACTCACCCGTAATGAGAGGATTGTCAAACCCGCTTACTTGCGTGATGACGTTCTGAGAAAACACAGCCATGATAATTCCCTGTACTCAGGTAGTAACGCTCCCCACGTACTCGCAGGGGACGATTCTTGTCATGTCTTTAGACTATTTTGCCAGAATTTTAACCACAAAGATAGATGCAAGAAACAAGTTGTACGTCTGTTGGCGAGACAAAAGTGACGTTTTCACGAATCTTTGCAACAGTTGTATTCCGCACAATATCGTCAGATTGCTTCATACCTTTCCCGGCTGTTGATGAGCAAACAATCAAATCGCCAACTTGGAAGTTGCCGCCTTCACCGCACACGTTGATTTGCCCTTCACCCACAGAGTTAATGGCGATGTAGTCGTGAGTGTCAACAATTGGCTGGTAGATTGGGTTTAGTTCGTATTCGATAGTGTCAACCCACTCGTCATGCTCCCATTTGGGCACTACAACGGCCTCCTGCAAGATGTAAGGTGTGACGGTGCTGATAGTGGCAAACACCCCGATAGCACCCTTTTGGTTGGCAGTTGTGCTTGGTGTGACTTCAGTGATCGTATCGGTCACGCCAGACGTTGCAACGATAACGCCAGTGTCAACAATGATGTCACCGGGAACAGCAGTAGTGTCTTTAAGCATCAAGCCATCGTGACAACCAGTAAACGGAGCAGTGCCGCCAACAACAGTCAGACCGTAGGTTGGGCCACCAGCAACAATGCCGCGCACATCAACACCGCTGGTATTGGTTGTAAACAAACGACCGCCGTAATGGTCGCTGCCTGACAAATAAGCCAAATATGAATAAGCTGCGGTGTAAGTGCTTGGCGCTCCTTCAGATGTAGACGCACCTTGTTGGCTTTTACGTTGTGTAAATAAACCAAAATTTGGGCCAGCACAGGTCACGCCTGTAACAACATAAGTTGAACTGATGCTGTCATACCCATAGGTATTGGAAAACAAAGCGCCATATGAGCTTGTGGATGCTGTGTTGCCAGCAATACCCACACTGTTTGTTGCAATACCAGCTAGACCAGCAGTTCCAGAGTTTGTGCTTTTAAAGAAGCCAGCCGTTGAAATTCCAAAAACAGACGTGCCAAGGCCAAAACCAAACGTGTTGCCGCTTTGAGTTGTGGTTGTGCCTGATTCAATTCTGTCAACGGTCAAGGTTTCGGCAATGATGTGCCCACCGTCAATAAACGTCACGCCGCCTGATGGGTTTGTGCCTGATGGCGAGGCCATGTTGGTAAACGTGACAAGGCCATCAAAGTTGGTCCAGTTAAATACCGATGAAATTGTGACCGTCTGAGCGCCGCCAAAGGTTGCCTCGGACACAGCGTATCTAGCCGCCCAAAACTTGTTGTTGTTTGTGTCAACAATGTTGGTGCTTGGCATCGAAAACGATGTAGACCAGTTGGCAGTCAAAGTGGAAAACGCACCAGTTGTAAAGTCAAAGCCAGATGCTGTTGGCGCACTTGGGGCAGAACCTGATGCAAAGGCGTAATACAAGAAGCCGCTTGACGAGCGAGGGCCAGTAGAACCCGCTGTACCGTTCTGGCTGATGCTTTGCACTGCTGTACCACCAACAGTCCAGCTAAAGGTCGTTGTAGCGGCTCCTGTGGTATCGTTAAGCCATTTAAAGGCTTCCCAAAGCTGAAGCCCAGCAGTGCCGGGGTTTGTTGGAGCAGTTACGCGCCAAGCATCTACGTTGTCGTAAACCTGAACACCTGTATTCCAAGTAAAGACCGATGTGCCTGTTGGGTTTGCAGGTTGAGTTGCAGCCCATTGGTACAACGCTGGATATGCGTTTCTGCTACCAGTGGTGATTGGTGCCCATGCAAACGATGAACTGAGCGCACTGATTCGTGATTGACCAATGTTGTTGGCAACCACTACGCCAAAATAATATGTCCCAGTTGGCAAGACCTGATTCAGGAAATCAAATGTTGCGCCATTGGTGTAAGGCTGCGAGTTTGATTGCGTTGCAAATGCAAGCAGCTTCCAATCAGCGTTGGATGGCGTTGCAGATGTTGTGTAGTACAGGTTGATGCTCGTTACGCGCCCAGTGGCAGGAATGGTGACACGGACATCAAACGATGGAATCTGAGCACTTGGGCGGCTTGCCAAAATTGTCGGTGCAGCCAATGTGCTGAAGTAGCTTGGGTTTGCAATGTTGCTGTTTGGCGCTGGTGTGAACTGAACAATCGACACGTTGTCGTACACCTGTGCGTTGTACTCAGACATGTCCAATCGTGCGCCCAACGAGCCATCAGCCAATGTTGCCTCATTAACCTTGGTCACACGGAAAAGTTTATTGCTCCAGCCGTAGTCAGCATTGGTCACGCTCACCACATCACCAGCATCAACTTGAATGCCGTAATAAGTGGTGTTGAACGAAACAATCAGGTCTTCCCGAGCTTGCTCAAGCAGCCGGTTTGACAAGTATTGCGCTTGGACAGAGTTGTTCACCAAGTCCAGCGTCATGGACAACTTGTTCACTGGCTCATTTGGATACAGCAAGCCAGATGGCGTTTGCAAGTTGACAAATGCAGGTTGGTCTTTGTTGTCCTTAAACGGGAACTTGGTTTCGATCTGGTTGATGGAAGATGTGATGTCAGTTGCACTTACGCGAATTTCACCAATGATGTTGGTATCGTCAAACGAGTAAACATTTGCTTCTGCCTTGTTGATGACTATAGACCATTTGCCAGACGCAGCGTTGTAGGTCATCCAGCTATCACACGCTGCCATGATCTTGTCGATGTTGTCCAACACAGATTGCCCTGCATCCAAAACGCCATTGATGCGGTATCGGGCTTGCGTTGATGGAGTGCCTGTGTAGTCTGTGTAGGTGATTACTTCATCAGAGTACGTGTTCAGTGCAGTCGCACTGGCTGTGTCGATGTATGCAGGATCAATTGCGCCACCATATGCAACACTTGCAATGTAATCTTTCCAAACATCACCGGGCTTTGCAACGCCTGTGCCATTCAAATAATGACGGGTTGCAAACGTGATTGGCGACAAAGAGGTTGTGTCAGCGTCACGGTTGTAATTCAGTTGAACAATGGCAAAAGCCAATCCGTTCATTTGTCGTGTGCCCGTCCATGCTTGACCAGATGGCAAGCCACGGGCTGTACTCATAATGTCAGATGGGAAAGTTCCAGCCGTGTTGTATGGAGATATTGTTCCAGAGGCATCGGACGTATACAGGTAAATCCAAAGGTTGCCATCAATTTTTGAGTCTTCGTTACCTGCTTGGTCAGTAAGTTTAACAACACGATTACCCAAGCCGCCACCGTCAAATGTCACCAAACGATCACCGTAGTAAAACTTGCTTTGATCGTATGTAAATTGTCCATTAGGGCTGATGCAACTAATCGCCATGACGTAATACATCGTCTTTTGATCGGTTGTCAAAACAGCGTCTACAAACGTGCCACCCAAGTACGCATCACCATAGACGATGGGGACGGCGTTAGATGAAGATGGCGGGACTTGCTGGCGCACTCCATTGTCTTGTGGGCCAGAAGATGAATCTCCAAACATTCGCGTAACAATTGTTGAGAGAGCAAAGTTCACAGCAAATACTGTTGCTGCGTATGCAATAGTTCCAGCTGTAAGGTTAAAAACGCCAACAGCAATCATCGTCCCAACCATACTTATTCCTTCACAAAATTCGCACCAACCGCTTTGTAGCCACGCTTAGTGTAATCAATCAACGGACCAGATGCGGAAATGGATGTATACACACAATCAACATCACCGCGCTTTAACATTTCAGTCGCTGTTTGGTCATAGGCTTTCCAAAGCCTTCCACCAATCGACCCATTCCTGTGTTCTGGCTCAACCCACCACAACAACTCATGCAGTTCTTTGACGGATGGACACCAAATATTGCTTTGCTTTATCCCAATGATTGCACCATGCATGTGCTTATCAATGAAGATGAACCCTCGGCCCATGATGATGCTAAACAGCAATTGCTCAACGTGCTTTGGGTTGTGATTGTCTGGCTGACCAAGAATGCAGATTGGATTTTCGTAAGCGTATGCTTCAACAATTTCCAAAAGTCTTGGAATGTCATATCTTGTGGCTTGTCTTATCATTTTTATCCCGCTGGATCGTCATTTGAATTTTGTGAATTAATAATATTTTTAGCTGCTTGCGTAAAAGTGCTTGGTTGTTTGCCAAAGTCAAAATATGTTGCAGAGATTTCAGCAACACGGTTCATGGATGTGTCCGATGTGCCGTAAAGAAATTGCCAACTGTTTTGGTTTGTCTTTACGCCAGAAATCCTGTTCTCCAAAATGCGCCTCATAGATGAGCAGGAGATGGAGCAAGTTGCAATCCGTTGGCGCAAGTTGGTGTTGAAGTCTTCAGTGATAGAGACATTGTTGATGATGCCTTGATACCGCTTGAAAAACTGTGTTGTTGGCGTTGTGATGATCTGGTTGTTTGAGTCAAAGAACCCACGCCAAACTTCCACCAAAGAACCCTTGATGTCAGAAGACAAGATCAATGCAATGTTTGCTGAGTCGATGCCAGTTAGCGAAATGGTCATGTCATCAGAGGTTGCCTTCATGTCACGCTGGACATCACCAACCATCAACAACGAGCCAAGGTTGCTGAATGTAATTCCACCTACCGTGATTGGCGATGCGGCATTGCAAAACGTGTAGATGGTCTGACTGCCAGTTTTACCAACTGTCAGCCGCACAAACTCAGAGTGCTGAATGCTTGGCGAGGTAACCGCATTGATTGTTGTCATGTGATGTATTCCCGAAAAATGAATGGCTCATCCCAATTGACGAAAGCACCGTTTGTCATGGGTGTCAAAGTATATGTCGGGCATCGTTCTGCCACAACATTAAACGTGCAAGCATTCCCAATTGATACAGTCGCACCAGACACAGGAGAGCCGATCAATGGCCTGTGAATGCTCACAGATGATCCAGCAGAGTCTGCTGTGATTTTGTAGGTGTAGCCGCCAACCATGATGAAATCACCCGCCTTGAACGTGCCATTCGAGTTCAGGGCAAGCGTTTGCGTATTTGGCGTAGGCGTACCATTCAATGTGGCAGCAGTTGCCGTTCCAAGAGTTTTTGTAAACCAAGACAATTGGGGCGTATTGAAAGTAATGACTTCTGGCAACTGACGGTCTTTGTTGTCAATTGTCTGAATGATTGCCCTAGCTGTCGGGTAGTACAAGTAGTTGTTTGGCGTGACCGTGAACATCCAAGGCACTGCTGTCAAATACTGAGCAACTGTCATGTAGCCAGCCCGAGTGACCTGCTGTCCAACCATCCTACGGTTTTGCACCGTCATGGATTCTTGGTTTTGAAAGATTGTCTGAAAACTCATGCTCTACCCCTTCCGACAGCCAAAGACTTGTTGGCATACTGATTAGCCGCCCAAATCGCACTAGAACTGCCTAGGAGCCGATCTTCAAACGATTTGGTATCAATGGCATTGATGTAGTTGTTTGTCACGTTGGTTGTGCTTCCCATGTTGCTTATCTGATTGTTTGGAATAACTGTTCCAGAGGTTCTTGGAACAAACAATTCAGGCCCACGCTCACCAACAACATATGGTGTGTTGGCATTGGCTGGACCGCCTTCAGCCAAGTATCCACCCAAATCTTGATTGCCGTAAGCATTGCCAGTTCCAAAACCACCACCAGAATACATGCTGAAAGCTGCATTGAGAAAGCGCAAGGCAGCAGCCTTCATCTGGATTGCGATCAAATCCTGAATGATGCTACGAGCCAAGTCCTTCATGTTCAACTTGCCGGTCTTGACAAAGTTGTCGATGGCAGAAGACAAGTTGCCAAACACGCTGTCAAACACTTGCTGTGTGCGTTTTGCGCCTTCTTCCATCACTATGAACATCTTTGCCATTTGCTCTTGGCGATCAATCTGGTCAAGGTTAAATTGCTTGTCTGGACCTTCCTCGACTTCTTTGCGCTTTCTGGCGTACTCCAAAGAAATCTGAGCAAGACGCTGCTCTTTTTCAGTGGCGTAAATTAATTGGTACTTCAATTCCAAGGACTCGCGCTGGTACTCCATGTCCCTTGTCTTTGATTGATTGCTAATGCGGATTGCTTGAAGTCGATTTGATTCAGCAATTTCTGCATCCGTAATTTCCTTTTGCGTCCGAACGGATTCTTCGTACTCTGAAAGCCGATTTTTCTCGCGAATGCTCCTGATTTTTTCGTCACGCTTTAACTCTATGGTGTAAATCTCAGCATCTAACTGTCTTGCAAGCAATCCGCCAAAAGCTCGTTTTTCTTCAGAAGACCTTTTGCTAAATTCCAGACGTTTTTCTTCAAGCTCTTTTGCTGCTTCAAGTTCAATTCTTTGTATCTCGTTTGCGCCTTCTATGGCAATAAGATACTCGTTGTTTGCAACAGCTTTTGCAATTGCAGATTGAATCTCTATTTGTTTGCCGATGCCGCCAGCGCCAGAGTAGGCTTTGATTCTTGCTTGTTCTTCTTCTGCCTTTTTAGCTTTTGCTTCAGCAGCATCAAGAGCAGCCATTTCTTTACTGACAATGGCATTTAGCTCTGTTCTGAATGCAGAAAGAGCAGCTTGTTGCGAACCAGTTTTCAAACCTTGTGTTTGTCTACGCTCAATTTCTTGAGTGACTTCATTGATTTTCTTTTCAAGCTCTTTTGCTCTATCAAGACCGCTTTCTCGACCCCAGCCCATCATTGCATCCCATGCAGCAGATGCAAAATTGGCTACGCCTTGCCAAGCCTTTTCTAAGTTGCCAAGTTCACGTTGTGTTGATTGCAAACTTTCATTAAGCAATGTGGCTTGTAATTTAGCAGCCTCTTGCAACTTACCTTGCTTCTCAAGCGCCTCAATGTTCTTGTACTGCTCAAGCGTCAAGAAATGATATTTGTCGTTCAGTTGCTTTGCAGAACTTGCTGTGCCATCCAGCAAAGGAATAAGTGTCTCAGCGGCTTTTACGGCATCTACGCCAGAAATCTTGGCAAAGCGCAGCACGACCTCGCCAACAGCTTCTATTGATGTTGCAGTGAACTTTCCTGATGCCGCCAATTGCTGCATCAAATCTCTTGCACTGCCAATCGATGCGTTTGTCTTTCCAGACAGGGCATCGCCAAGATTCAGCAACTTGTCGTAAGTGACTCCAGCAAAGCCACCTGTCAAAGTCATTGCATCTTTAAATTTGTCC